TATTAAAGAAGCAGTAAAAGAAGCAATCCAAGAGGAATTGAAAGATATCCTACTTGAGGCTGTTAAAACACCCAAACAAGTAGTTAGAGAATCATATATTGCCCCTCAACCGATGCAACCTACAATTGGGACCCCTCCAGCTATTACAATGGATAAAAGACAAGCTTATATGGATATTTTAGGAGAAACTGCTTTAAGTTTTACCTCAAATGATGTAGCTAAATTTAATCCTATGGGAACAGATCCTGTAAATGGAAATTTAGGAACAGGTGAGGTAGGAATGGATCAAATAATGAGTTTAATGAATAATAAATAATGGCTTTTAATCCCCAACAAATATATCCAATTGACTTAAACGCTAGTAAAGCGGTTGGGGTTAATCTTCCCTTTTCGGGACCTGCTGTTTTTATATCAAATTATTTAACTAAAGATGCTATAAAAAATAACCTAATTAATTTTTTCCTAACTAATCCTGGGGAAAGATATATGAATCCAAATTTTGGAGGTGGGTTAAGAGCATTTATATTTGAACAAATTACAAATGATAATTTAGATTTTCTTAGAGAAGACATTAATAAAAAAATATCAAATTATTTTCCTAACATATTAGTTAATGAACTAACAGTTACAGGACAACAAGACACAAACCAAATAACAGTGATATTAAAATACTCAGTATTAAATACTAATATTACTGATAATTTAGAAATACAAATATAATAATGGCTACAACTAATAGAGATATAAAATACATAAACAGAGATTTTTCTGATTTTAGACAACGTTTGATCGAATATGCACAAACATATTTCCCAAACACCTACAATGATTTCTCTCCATCTTCACCAGGGATGATGTTTATGGAACAAGCATCTTATGTTGGTGATGTTTTAAGTTTCTATTTAGATAATCAATTTCAAGAAAATTTTATCCAATATGCTCAACAAACAAATAATATATTTGATTTGGCTTACATGTTTGGATATAAACCTAAAACTACAGGTGTTGCTCAAGCTACTATTGATTTTTATCAACAATTACCTTCAAAAGATGACGGTACGGGTAATTATGTGCCTGATTATAATTACGCTATTACCATCAACGAAAATTCAACGGTATCCGCCCAAAGTGGTATATCTTTTATCATTCAAGATAAACTAGATTTCTCTATTTCTAGCTCCCAAGACCCAACAGAAGTATCTGTTTATCAAATTTCAGGTAATATTCCTCAATATTTTTTATTGAAAAAAAGCAGAAATGCTATTTCCTCTACTATAAAAACTCAAACATTTACATTTACAGCCCCCCAACAATTCTCTACAATCAATATTACAGATACAAACATTGTGGGAATTTTAGATATAGTGGATTCTGATGGAAATAAATGGTATGAGGTAGATCATTTAGGTCAAGAAATGGTATATGATCCTATCACTAATACTAATATAAATGATCCTAATAATAGTACTAATGGAGAAGTCCCATATATTTTAAGACTTAAAAAAGTACAAAGACGATTTGCAACACGTTTTAATTCTTTAACTAATCTACAAATCCAATTTGGAGCAGGAACTTCAACAGATAGTGATGAGGAAATTATTCCAAATCCAAATAATGTAGGTATTGGGCTACCTTTTATAAAAGATAAATTAACATCTGCTTATTCACCGTCTAATTTCCTATATACTAATACTTATGGTATTGCTCCTTCTAATACAACATTAACTGTAAGATATTTAGTTGGAGGAGGAGTTACCTCAAATGTTAATTCAAACACATTAACTAATTTAAATACTAATAATTCCAAATTTAACAATATAAATCTAAACGCTACTACAGCAAATACCATATTTGCTTCACTAGCAGCTACAAACCCAGATGCTGCATCTGGAGGAAGAGGTGGAGATACAATAGAGGAAATTAGACAAAATACTTTAGCTCTAATAGCATCACAACAACGTGCTGTTACAGCTGATGATTATTTAATCAGAGCTTTGAGTATGCCTTCAGATTATGGTGCGGTTTCTAAAGCATATATTGAACAACCAAAATTAACAGATAATCAAGTTTCAACTATTGAAACATTAAACTTATATATTTTATCATTAAACTCTCAAGGTCAATTAGATTATGCCTCTACTGTTTTAAAAAATAATTTAAGAACTTATTTATCTCAAAATAGAATGATAGGTGATAATCTTGAAATCAGAGATGCTTTTATTATTAATATTGGGGTTAATTTTGAAATCATAGTATTACCTGAATATAATAACAATGAGGTACTTTTAGCGTGTATAACTGCTCTTCAAACATACTTTAATATAAATAATTGGCAGATCAACCAACCAATTATGTTGAGAGATTTATATATCTTATTAGATAAAATCAAAGGTGTTCAAACAGTAAAAACTATCTCAATAGAAAACAAAGCAGGAACCACCTCTGGTTATTCAGCATATGCATATGATATACCGGGAGCTACACAAAACCAAGTAATTTATCCATCATTAGATCCAAGTATTTTTGAAGTAAAATATCCTAATTTAGATATTAAAGGTAAAGTAGTACCTCTATAATATTTATAATAAAATGGCTGTTTATAAAATATTTCCTTACAAGGATGCTACCCTATACTCATATTATCCCTCAATGAATGCTGGGATAGATGCTATTAGTGAAATTTTCAATACCATTACTTTAGAAGGAACCCCAGACATATCTAGATTCTTAATGCAATTCCCAACAGAAGAAATTGTAGACATAATAGATAATAAAATTAGTGGTTCAAGTTGGAATGTATATTTAAAATCATTTGTAGCAACCGCTCAAGGCATTTCAACAGATTATACTTTAGAAATTTTCCCTGTTGCTCAAGATTGGAATAATGGTACTGGAGAATTTTTAGATATGCCTCAAACAACAGATGGAGTATCTTGGGGATTTTCAAATTACTCTGGTTCTGGATTATGGAGTGGAAGTGGAACTATAGGAACAGAATTATTTACTAGTTCATATGATCCTTCATATGCTACTCAAGGAGGAGGAAACTGGTTTTATTCTGGTTCAGGAGTACCTTCATATCGTGTAACTCAATCATTTGATTTAAGAAGTAATAAAGATCTATTAGTTGGAGTTAAAACTATAGTTAGTAAATGGTATAGTGGTTCTTTACCTAATTATGGATTTATCACTAAATGGGATAGCACTATTGAATTTAATCCTTCTTTATATGTTCAACCTATATTAAAATATTATAGTGTTGATACTAACACAATTTATCCTCCACAATTAGAATTTAGATGGGATGATTACTCAACTGTACTAACAGGTTCTTTAACTGGAAGTATTGTAACAACCTCAAATATTAAAATAGCTTTAAACGAGAACCCAGGAACATTTTATCCAACAAGTGTTAATAGATTTAGAGTAAATTTAAGTCCTCTATATCCACCTAGAACATGGCAGACAACTTCATATTTTACTAATTTATATTTCTTGCCTACTTCTTCATACTATGCTATAAAAGACTTGGATACCAACGAAATTATTATTAACTTCGATGATCAATATACTAAAATTAGTTCGGATTCAAATGGTAACTACTTTGATATTTATATGAGTGGATTAGAACCTGAAAGATATTATGCTATATTGATAAAAACCACTATAAATGGTTCAACACTTATTTATGATGATCAATATTATTTTAAAGTAATTAACGGATGAGTGAAAATGTAATATTTAATAAACAAGTTTATAATAAAAACGATTATCAAAAAATAATCGATACTTCTTTTACTCAATTAGGTGTACAAACAATCCAACAACAGTTAACAGCTCAACCTAATGTTGAAGAATTTTTTAACTTATACAACGAACTATTTTACAATATCCCAGAATTAGGTAGTACTAATTCACACGAATATTTAATAAAAACAAGTAGTGAATATATTGGTTTTGAAGCAAATAATGAAGAAATAGCCGCATTACAAGCCGAAATAGCTCAATTAAGAATAGAGTTATTAGATTATCAAAAACAAGTAATTTCATTACAAACAGGAACAACAATATAATGGCCACAGAAATTATCCAAATAAGTACTCAAGATTTAACTACCCAAGAATACATGGGTCAAGATACTAATTTAATATCTACATTTGATGTTAATACTTCTTTATCATCTAGTAGTTATATTGAATATTTTATATATGATTTAAATCAAAATCTTATACAATCTGATTATAATTTCTCCCAATATACTGTTCAAAATGATGGTCAATCCTCGGGAAATAATAATTTATCCCAAATTATAATATCCCCAGAAAAAGCCCTTATTAATAGTGGATTTGATCAAGGTTCTTATATAACATACTTTAACTTTTTAAACAAAAATATAGGTTCAGATATCGAACAATTATATATTGCTGAAATATCTTCTGATAGAAAAGAAATCAGATTAGATAGTATGATTCTTTCTGATTTAGATATTATTGAAAAAACAAATAAATTCATCCAATATAGAGAGGATAGTATATATTTTGTTGATTTTTATTTAAACTTTGGAGAAAATCAATTATTAATAGCAAATAATATTGCTTTAGATTCTCAAGACCCAAATAACCATACAATACTAATTAAATTATATGAACCACTCCCAGAAGAATTTGATATAAATTCCACATTGTGGATTGTTACCTCAATTGAGGAATCAATAGCTTATCAAGTAAATTTTGAGGATGCACCTATTGTAATTCAAGATACTACATCTATTCAAGGTCCTAACTTTAATTTAAGTATAAAAGATCAAGTAAATAACTCAACATTAGATATGTCATATGTTGATTTAATTACTACTTCTTTAACTAGTTCTACAAACCAACTAAATAGTCTTTTAGAAGAAAAAGAAATTGAAATTAATATTGACTATACTGATTTTTCTGATTTTATTCACTTTAGTTCAGCTCAAACTAGACTTGAAAATTTTTACTATAAAGTTAGTTTAATTGAGGAATATTCATCATCAATTGCTGTATTAAATAATACTACAAGTAATAATCCAAGTGCTAGTATTGCTATATATGAATCTAAAATAAACAATATTATAACTAATTTTGATGGTTATGATTTTTATTTATATTATTCAAGTGGATCT